TGTTGCATGAACATCTTGTGAAACCCATTCATATCTGTGTGCTTCTTGACACTGAATGTCTCAACGTATTCGTAATGAGGGTTCGAGAGAGACTTGGCCACGTCCCAGCGTTCCTCAAAGGTCATAGGGCACTTCTTCAAATCAAAAAAGTCAAAAACATAAAACTTGAGTTTCAGGGGGTCAGTCTTGAAAGTACTCGTAAGTTCCTCAAAGTTGAGGTTAGGGTCAAACGCTTCACCATCAACGTATTGACCCTCCTCGAGTCCTTCACCAAGAATTTCAGTTCCGGGAATGATCTTCCCAGTTCTTGAGATGCCACCATCTTTGGAGACGAGTAGGCGAACACCATCAAGTTTGGGTTGAACGTAGAACGGCTCAGAGATGTATTTCTGGCGATCTTCCCACTTGTTGGCGAGCATAGGCAACACTTGGTTACACTTGGTATGCTCATTGTTCCACATGGTTTGAGCTCTCTTGAGAGCCTTCTCGTAGCCGGTCTTGACGTTGGTTCTTGACTCAGAAAACTTGTCACTCCCAACAATGCCAGAGATCTTCACGATATCCGCGGTTCCATCCTTCAAGTCCTCGACTTTGATGTCAATGTAGCGGTCGCGATTGTGCTTGTCTTGTTTGATAAGGCGTTCCATTGTACGATAATAAAATATCAGTTTTAAGTAGATGTCGGATTTACCGGTTGTAAATTATGGTAGAATGGAACGACTTAGGCCTCCAGAAAGCACATTTATGCCATTGAATGCAAACACTTTCTGTATAATTTTCATTTTTTTATGTATTTTGGGGTTGTATAAACGTCACACGACTATTACTCAATCTCGGAAACGATTCCATACTTGAGACATTTGTCTGGGGGTAAATAGATATCCTTTTTCATTAAGGACTTGAATTTGGCTTCAGGAATCTTCGTCTTAGAGAGATACATATCCTTGAGCATTTTCATAAGTTTATCTGTTGACTTCAATTCATGTTTGAGATCATTGAAGCTACCCCACATTTCTGTACTAATTTGGTGGATGAGAAGGTAAGCATTTTTACCCATGCGACGTTCTTTACCACCCAAAAGTACAAATGTTGCCGCACTACAGCAGGCTCCTTGGGCTATAGTGACTACTTTCACTCTCGACCGTTCCAAAACATTCATCATGTTTAGACCAGCGTATACATCACCACCTTCACTCATGATATGAACACGGATCATTGGCTCGTACCCAACAAGTTCTGCCATCTTCTTTAGGAGTTCTATTTCAAGCTTCTTGAACTTCTCGACAAACTCGAGAGTATTTTCCCTGTCTACGTCCCCATAGAACAACAACTCGTTACCAATAACCTTGATGCAGTCATTTTCCTCTTGCTCCTTCGTTTCGTCTTCGGTCGTAGGCATTCTTCAAGGCTTTCTTTACTCTTGTTACGTCCTTTGATTTTAAGCCATTTCCGACAGCAAGATGATTAATAACGTCAAAATCTTGGGGGGTTATTTTATACTCAAGTAGGGGTTCTAAATCCCCGTTTTCCGCATACTTCTTTAATAGGCACAATTCTTCAACCCCCAAACCCATTCTCGATTTTTTATGGATTTCTGAAAATTTTTGTTTTCTCATTTTGTAGTTTCCTAACTTTGTCCAACACGAGCCAGGTCGTATCTTATCTCGGTTCAAAGGTTCTCCTAGAGCCGATTTGGGTACGGTTAATGCGTGTAACACAAAGTATTGCATTAAGTTCCAGTTACCCGACTGGTATATATACGTGTCAAAAACATCGGCATGAGAAAATGAATTCGTACACTGTAGTACATCCACACCTTTTGAGTCAATGTAGTTTTCTTGGAAGATATCCCACATGTGACCATGTTCAGCTATACTGTCTAAAATTTCTATGGGACCGGGATCACATAATACATCCGCTATGAACTCTTTAGGGGACTTGAACACGTCGATATCATCATAACCTTCCAAGTAGGTGAAGAAGTTGCGAATATTTCCTTGAGATCTAACTGCTGCTTCATAGACCTCCTTCCCCTGATTCTCAGTCAAAGAGAGTAAAACATCAGGTTTGTGTCTAGGAATAATAACAGTTTCAAAATTTGGATACATACACATTGTAGTTGTCGTCACAATCAAAGATCCTCGTGTAAGTTTGTTACCATCTGAAACTTGTTCTATGATGGGTTTGAAAACACTATCATAATTATCCACGAACACGTGTTTTGTTGATGGTTTAATAAATGGTAAAAAATGCGAATCACGTTTTAAATGGTGGGGTAGCAATTCTATATGATTTGTATCTTCTAGAACTCTTTCTAATATAAACGATTTACCCACACCGATTGGACCACATATAAACACATTCTTACCTTCGCGAATATATCTACGAATTAGATCTATCCGTTTTGCATGGATTGTAGCTACAACTGGTATTTTTTTTTGCTCAACTATTTTAATGAAGGAATCCATCGATGATCTTACTAATCAGGCCATAGATTTGGTACTCAAAAATGACGCACTACATAAACGTATCGTAGAACCTTTAAGAAGGAAAATTCTACCATTCGTGATATCCACAATCCTTACCAATATTGTGATGTTTATTCTTTTGGCGTACCTTGTTCGACGTCTATCTCTTCTTCCTCTTCAATCTCAACTTCTTCCTCCTCTTCTTCCTCTTCCTGTTCATCCTCACTAACGGTTAACATTCTACCAATTTTATCAAATGGAGTATCTTGAGTAATAGCCCGTATAGGCTCAATAGTCTTTGGTGGTTTTAGGAAAGGAATTGGGCGCACGTTCAAGATTTCAGGTTTTGTGAAAATACCATCTATAGGGTAATCCTTCTCGAATTTAAGTAGAATGTGCTTGGGAACAGCTGGTGATTGTTCTAGTAAACTATCGTACGTAGTTTTACATTCCTCTACAAATTTAAGACCCTCCTTCTTACGTTCATCACGAGGTAAAGCTAATTGTAACCTAATGTTACGTGAGAGGCTACCATGACCCAACGCAGCAGTTCTATGATTTTCCATCAACTCATTTATCTTGAGGAATTGCATGATTGTGGCTATGAGACCAGCAATGAGGTTCAAACCTCCAATTATAGATGGTGCCGCAGGTCTTATACTTTCCGGTAATGTACTTTGAGCAAAGTTAGCCGTTCCTGTTATTGTTGAAAGTACAATAACCGGTAAATTAAAACGTAGACTCATCTTCTTAAATAATAAGAAAGCCCTGTGGTGCATATAGCGATAACACGCAGAGGACTCACCCCACTGGCGAAGTATATTTTCGTGGTATTCATTCCACATCTCTTCCATATTAATTTCTTCGCTCATCTTATATTAAGGATGAATATTATATTTATGATTCATCTCATTTTCCTTATAGCTATCCTAGTTGTACCCTTTACCAATGACAGGAGAAGTTTAGAATTTTACTCAATTTTAATTCCATTCATTTTTTACCATTGGTCAGTCAATGACGATACATGTGCATTAACTCAAGCGGAAATGGCTATTACGGGACAACCGAAGGAAGAGACTTTTATGGGTAGGGTCGTGGGTCCAATTTATAAGATGGAGGAGAATGAGATCAACCATCTCACAAAGACTGTATTCTTCGTCCTTTGGGGGATAGTTCAATATCGTCTAGGTCACTTTGATAATATGATCAGAGATGTATTCAAGGTTTGGGATGGTAAGAAGATTACATTTGGAAAGGTATAGTTACTTACCGTTCTTAATTAGCTCACGGACACGCTTTACAAACTCTTTGTTACGTTTGATCTTGGGATCCGCTTTAATAATACGGAGAAGAGCCGCAGAAGGTATCCTAGGTGAATTACCCTTGGGTTTAGGAGTCGCCTTTAACTTTTTACGCGCATCCTGAAGTTGCTTAGCACTCGGCATTTATTATGTGCACAGATTATTTTCAAAATAAATTGTCCACATCATATAATGGATACCAAAATTGAAGAAGAAATTGGTCGTCTCGAGAAGATAGTAGAGGAAAAATTCAACACATTTAATGAAGAAAAGAACGCGGTTTCTGTGAAGATACACGAGATCCAAAAGGATATTGATCAGGGGCGATCCAAAACTCCTCGTGTCGAACTTTATAAACAGCAAGATGATCTCAAAAAAGAAATCAAAAGCTTAACACACTCGTTTATGAATGACCGTGATTCAATTTACTCTAAAATAACTCGTCTCGAGGAAACAAAAAAGAAGATTGAAGATAATATTCGCCTCGGTAAAGAGTCAATTGATCATAACCTGAAAAATATTCAAGATTTCATTGATCGTGGAAACACCAATGAAATGTTTGTGGCGATGGAAGCCATCAAGAATTCATTCATTATTATGAATAATGAACTCAAGTCGTTAAAGAAGGTGGACGATACCTAAAACGATCGAATATATGGGTTGTACAATGGAAGTTGTCATACATGATCATACACATAGCATCAGCTATATCATGCTTCCTTTCATACGGAATTTCTTCACTTAAAAATTTTTGGGCTAGTGATACAGTCCGTTCTTTACGTTCTTCGTAGTCTAAGTGTCTTATACCAAAATGTTTATGCATGCTCACAGGTGAAATAAGTTTAACCTTATCTTTGAACATGTAATGTAAAAGAATTTCAATATTCGTAAATCCACCCGGGGGTTGTCTTTCAATTAGTATCTTCTCAGCCGCATCAAATAGATGTTGATGATCCTCTACAAATAAAGGAACTAGGTCCACAAAGTCATTGGTCTTTAGATACTTATAGTCTTCCAAGCTTACCTTTTTCATATATTCAACTACAATCTTCGGTCCAGTTAAAGACTCAGCTAAGACTAAACCCATATTGTGATACCCGATGTCTATCGCTAGTATCTTCATACCTTTATCGGAAAGATTTTCCTTAACTATAATAAATGAAGAACAAGACGAAAACTCACATGCTTTCGGGTATCCTCATTGCGTTAGTACTTGCTCTCGTTTACATGTGGTATAATCCCAGGGTTGTGAAAGTTCCGACACAACCTCAACTTCCGTTAACACCTCGCCCAGTAAGTGTGCGTCGTGAACCAGAGTTTAGAGGACCACCCATTAAAAAGTATAAACCTGGACAAATGCAACAAATGGGAATATTGACAGGTCCAGGTGAAACCACTATGCCATTATACGGTAAGGAGGTTCGTGGTAGACGCGATAGGTATCATTACTACACGACTACACCTGGTCAACAAATCTATCCAGTTCCAGTAAGTCACAATGCCAGAGACTGCATGGAGGATATAGGGTGTCAGGAACTATATGGAAATGAAACAGTCTCAATAACTGGTAAGACTGGTTCATTTGGGGTTAAGATGTATCGCACCGATAACTTCTTCTAATTTACTTTTTGTTACCCATCTTTCTTGCTTGACCCAAAAGTTTCAGGGTCGAACAACAACAGCAACAGCACAATATTAACATACCAGGGAAAAACCATGGTGGAAATGGAATTGGGAATCCTGGGTGCATATCATAGAACTGCTTACCCCAGTAAATAAGGATCATTGTGAACATACAGCTGACAGACATCATGAATGATGAGACTTGTTTGAACTTACCTTTGTTTGATACATCAGGAATTGGACTAATGAAGAACCAAAGAGAAGATACAGCAGCACCCATCGTGAGTGATTTAATATAGTCTGAGATTTTATTCCCGTATCTGGTAATATGTCTTGATACCAGCCACACCATGTAAGAGATACTGTATAGTTCTAATAGCACCTGAGCAAGTTGAACACGCACAGCATGCTAAGGCTATTTTTGGTAACGAGCCATCCATTTCAGCTAAATATGTCATCAGTATTATTGAAAATACTACACCAGCTGAAGTAGATGAAGCACTAGATAACGCTACCGTATTCATCGTATACAGTATTAACAGAAATTGTTTTCTAAATTCCGAAATGTAATCATATCAAATTCTCTATGCTGGAGATTTGAACCTATACGCAACTTAGATTTGATACGTAAAAGTTCCTTAATTGTCTCATCATCCAGATTTTTGAAAAATTGTATCTTGGCTTCCATATCATCGAGCTCGTTATGTTCCTTACGAGCTTGTACATAGGGCCACGTATGTTTTCTCAAAGATGAAACCTCACTCTCAAGTTGACGTATTCTAGGGAGGAGTACACGATTAATCATAACCTTTAGTTCAAAAACATCACTCATCTTGATAACTCAGGGTTTACTATCTTTATACTGAGATATTCAGGGGAAAGAGATTTTATGTTGACCTATAGTAATATGCAGTACAAAGAGCTGAAGGAAAAAGCCAAGAAGGCGGGTGTGCGAGTTACCAAAGATGTCCGTGGAAAGCGGGTCAAACTTACTGCTAAAGAACTCCGCGCCAAAATTAGATTGAATTTTGAGAATAGTGTCAAAAATGCTCAGCAAGTTATTCGGGTGTGCAGAACTATTGTGGGTCCAGGTCCTCAAATGACAATGCGTCCCAGTGGTGTACCCCCTCCCCCACCTCCTCCACCACCTACCCAAATAGTTCCCAGGAAACCCCCTGTAAATGCCAAACGTGCGGCACTTATGGCTGAATTGAAAAATGTTTTGAAAAAAAAGGGGATGAAGAAAAATAATCTTACTAATTAGTATATTACGACTATGGCTAATAATAATCAGCCCGCGAACAATGCTCTCAACAACGGTGCCAAGAAGCTCCGTGAGATTGCCCTCAAATTAGCGACCGACGCCATTAACAAGGCGCGTGCTGCGAATGGCGGTAACAATGCTAAGCCCAACAACAACGGCAACAAGCCCGCCAACAACAACGCGAAGCCCAACAACAACGGCAACAAGCCCGCCAACAACAATGCTAAGCCCAACAACAACGCGAAGCCCAACAACGGCAATAACAAGCCCGCCAACAATGGTAACAACAAGCCCGCCAACAACGGCAACAACAAGCCTGCCAACAACGGCAACAACAAGCCCGCTAACAACGGCAACAACAAGCCCGCCAACAACGGCAACAACAAGCCCGCTAACAATGGCAACAACAAGCCTGCCAACAACGGCAACAACAAGCCCGCCAACAATGGCAACAACAAGCCCGCCAACAACAATGGCAACAAGAAGCCCAACAACAATGGCAACAAGAAGCCCAACAACAATGGCAACAAGAAGCCCAACAACAACAAGCCCGCGAACGCGTAAGGCTTAAAAAATATAGATATGATAGTAGTATGGGTTTAGGATGTTTCTGTCAGTCAAAGGAACAAGACCTAAACATAAAAAACTTAAAAGACCTCGCGAATAATTGGATCATGAACGATGAAAATATTGAGAAAGCACAGATACTCATATCCAATTTTTCTGAAAGTATAAAAGAAGGTGACGAGAAAAATCGTACTCGTAAAAGAGAAATGTGGTATCGTGAAATAGATGGTGAGACATCTAAAAAATTAGTACACATCTCCAAGTTGTGTGTGGTAAACACTCTTTCAAAACATCTTGAATTGGAACACATTAAGAAGATTTTGAGAGAATGGGAAGGTGATAATTTTGATAGCATACAATACACTCTTAACAATTACACCAAAAAGATATGTGATGTGGAAGATGTAGACCTAGTCTACTTTGATTCCATAGAAGATCTAGTTAAATTTGATCTAGGTTTAGATTTATATAAACGCCTCGTTCTAATTATCCATTTTTTTGAAAAGTTCCAAGAATTTAAACGATCTGTATCCCAAACCTATTAGACATAAACCGTTTGACACCTCCAGTAGTTGGAAAACTCCAGAGATACCAACGTGACCAAAATCCGGCCCCGTTGATACCGCTCATTTTCCAGTCCTCTTTATCACTCCGATTGACGTCTAACATTAGGTTCTGAATCCTAGTGGGATCTCTCTCTGCTATAATACGTTTAGGTATCTGACCACCGTGACGTAATACATAGGAACGCATACGGGAGGGAGTCTTGTGTTTGGTGTAGTCTGAATATCCTCTTGCACCAAAATCAACAGTTTTACCGTCTTCTAAAATTGCCCTGAATTTCTTTTTAGAATTGGGGCTGCGAACAATCTTGACGCGCATACTTAATATCTACAAATATAATTTACTTACCGCAACCGCATGCACCAGTGGCGCAGTAGTTCTCCTTCTTATCATCACCGGGAAAGAGGAAGAGCTTCTCAGGACCGCGCTTCACACGGTAGAGGTGATCATACATGTGTAGCAGACCAATAGTAAGGGCGAGAGTCGCAACAACGACACCCTTAATCTTGCGAGCAGTAAAAGCATACGCGACAATGACACCAGCGATGATCATCTGAACGATGGTGAGCTGGGGGATGGCGGGCATCGTGAAACGATCCTTCATCTCCTTAGTTTCAGTGGTGGGGGCAGGGGCATACATAGAGGTTTTTGGGGGATAACCTGGCATTTATTATGTATGGAGAAAATAATGTGGTATCTGATTGGAATTCCGTTTGTATTGATCTGTCACGATTTCATGAAATTACCTGTAGATAAATTATACTTCCACAACTGGAAAAGACCATTCGTGGGTATGAGAAATACTCTGATAGACTTCGTAGCTCATTCACCCACATATTCACCCTGGAATTTTAAGGGACTATGGTTAATCAAATCACATTATAATCAGATACGTGAAGAGTTTGAAGAAGTTTCAAAAACTTTAGAGAAGACTATGTATCATGATGTGGATCCATGGTTTGACAAAAATGATAACTACTACCGATACAAATTTGATCAGTTCCCTAAACTGAAAAGTCTTGTTAAACAGATACCATGTATTGATGAGTCTACGGCTTCATTCGCAGTTATGGATACTCCTATGACTCTATCACCTCATAGAGCTGAGACGAATCATTTACTTAGATATCATCTTACAATACTTGGAAATGGTGATTGTACTTTGTACACAGAAAGAGGACCACATGTCCATCGTGAGGGTCAAGATTTCCTATTTGATCACTCAAGATACCATGAAGTTATAAAAACTGGAGACAGTAAACGGGTCGTACTCATCCTAGATGTCAAAAGATTTTAGGAGATGAAAAAAAATGACATTGTATTATATGAAGATTAGAACGATACTTATCATATTGTTCGTAATACTGCTACCGTTTATTCTGAATTTATGGAATGGATATCTTAAACCAGCTCAGAGTGGTAAGTTTAAGGAGTTGGATTGTAGTACAATATCTAACAGTCTAAATCCATACGTAAATGACATCATACACATCGCACAAAACCACGGTAATAAATCCGCATCGGGTGCAGTTGAAGGTTACAAGATCACTCGGGGTACAATTAAGGAAAAATTACCACAAGTATTCAACATGATAGATGAATATGTATCTAAGATTAGAAATGATAAAACGAAACCAGCTGACTGTAAAAACGAACAATACTGTTGGTTTCTAAGACTGTACAACAAAAGTGGTCACTACATTGACTGGCACTTCGACAACAATTTTACTGGTGGTAAGAGAAAGACGTATGTGTGTAACATATACACGAGTGAATGTAATACATCACATCTCATGACTAAGGATCGTAACGATAAAGTCAAAATTAACGAGAGTAAAGCTGGAAAGGGTGTGGTATATAATGGCAGTGATGTTAAACATTCAGTTTCTAAGCAACAAAATGGGTGCACTCGTATATCTCTAATTATTCCATTATATGAGAATGATTCAGTGACCCCATTAGGTTGGTTTCGTAGGATAGCGCGTAATATATCTGATAGTGTTTTGAAATTATAGGTGTTTTCGGCAAACTGCGCTATACATGTCACTCCCACCAATGAGTTCCAGAGTTTTATCAGCCACCATACGCTTTGTAAAGGGTCCAGGAGTTCCATCTTTACAGCACATACACAAAGCCGAAAGTTTAGTGACGTCACAAGCAAGTGGGATACAGTCTAAAATTTCACCAAATTTCCTTTGAAAAGAGTCAGCATCGAGGCCTGCTATAATTACACTCTTTTCACAGTAAAGACAACACTCAACAAACTTCTTCAATCTAGGGAAGAACTGTGCTTCATCTATCGCTATGATATCGGCATCATGAAACGACAAAGTATCTGTGACATCAAAAAGATCATAGGTTTTGAAACAGTCAAATGTGACATTGTCGTGCGTTTTAAGAACTTCGTCAGGGGATCTGGTATCTTTGGAAGAATTTATGACCAAAATTTCTTTCCCAATAACTTTAAGACGCTTAAGTCGCCGAACCAGTTCAGATGTTTTACCTGAAAACATATTTCCCATAATTATTGACAATCCCATCTCACCTGATTATTATAATATTGTATTTTTTATATGGGTGAACTTCACAAATGTATCTTCAACGGCCACAGGGGTTACTACAATCCTAGGACGGGGCGCGTTAGATTTGGAAAGTGTATATATTCCAGTATCGCGTCGGCTATAAAATATCTCAAGTGAAGATAGATGAGGAAGAAAAGTCTTGTGTTTAGTTGGTGGTTGTGGGCTTTATCCGTATCATACTATTTGGGATTTAATCCCTACTCTCCTCTATTACCTTTATTATTAGCAGTTGGAGTTGCTGCATATACTACGTCCATTAGATTTACAAGTGATTATCATTGGTCTAAAAGGGTAGTTATAATTGGTTTAGAGATTCTATTTGCATTACTCAGTTATGTAAAAGATCCGTCGAGGTCTCTTTTGAACACAGAGGATGTGATATTCAACGTTGTGGTGTTCTTGATTTATCTCCTCCACGTTCATTTAAATGGTACAGATGTATTTACGTTGTACTTCAAAACGTTCCCGGAATCTCATCGTGGGGAGACGTTCATGGAGCATGTGAAGAAACTCATGGGGCGACCTTAATAAACACGGGTTTCTCGGGTCTAACAAGAAATAGTCCAACTTGTAAGACCCTACGTGCGATTTGCGATCCAACTATGATCGTGCTACTTTCCACATACTTACGAGAGTTTGGTCTATGATGATCCAGTACCTTCTTCATAGATAGAATCCTTCTTAGAGATATATTATTACAATGTACTGTATTTAATTCCAGATTAACTGGCTCATCGTACCTACCCCATACACTATTGAAAAATAAATCAATGTGTTTAGGTCTAGTACTATCACATATCATCAGAGAACACGTTCGTCCCATTTCTATTCTATATGATAAAAAATATCACTAAAAAATAAGATGCCTCTCACTGATGCAGCCATCACCAAGAAGGTGGGGCAACTGCGTAAATCTGAAGGTAAGATCTACGCACCCCTCAAATACTTCAGGGGGCTTGAAACTCTCAAGAGTGTTGAAACTCGTTACAAGAAGATGCTCAAGAGGGACTACAAAGGATTCAAGACAGACGAAGGAAGAAAGACAAAGACTTCCTCCTACACCCAAAAGTTCCGGAAAAGGTACGGCTCAGATGTCAAGTCGTTGCCAGATATTTCTAAGGCTACTGGCCTGCCTCTAAAGACCGTGAAGACCATCTACAATAGGGGACTCGCTGCGTGGAGAACCGGGCATCGACCGGGAGCTTCTCCACAAGCGTGGGGGTACGCGAGGGTTCATAGTTTCGCCACTAAGGGGAAGACGTACTATACGGCTGATAAGGATTTGCGATGATTATTTAACGTTCAATCCCCATTTCTTTACCTTTCCAAAGTAACATGAATTTAATACGCTCGTTATCATCATTGGGATCAAATTTCCAACTATATACACGGTGTGCAAACGTTCTTTCTTGGTTTATCCATGGTGTGTGACTGGGTGGCAATGTACTTGATGGCCTTTTTTTAGCAATATTTTTTACATATTTCCATTCTTTTACGCGTTGTTCTTCTTCCGAAGATCGCTTCCATATACCACCTGTGAAGTTCCTCCATGTATGTCCAAAATATCTTGATATGGTGTTAACTCTCTTTTCTAGATCTTCTAGTTCGGTAAAGTATTCACCATTCGATTTATCATTACGATGATCGGGTTCGTCTGGAAACTTCTGATGATGTTCATCTACGATTTTAGAAAAATTTTGTGTGATTTCACAAGGGTGGGTCACACTTAAAATATCTCCTGTTAACTTTTTATGATTTTTGTAATAATCGCCAGCCAAATCACTGCCATAAATAGTTTTACCATTCTCATAATGTCGTTTTACGTCAGTCGTGTGATGAATGTTATCTAAGGACGCGATCGTGTTATTATGATACATAGGTTTCCTTGGATACTGATTTTGACTATCCAATTTATTACTCACGTAACCATTTGGAATGTTTTCGGTATCAACGTAATAGATATATCTTTCGAAATGCTCTTTACAACCATAACAGTCTATATTTAGTTCATCCATCTCTTCAGGAGTGTAATAACCCCAAAATCTTGATAATATACCCTGTGTACTCAAATTATCTGGTTTACCAGAATACATTGTATCGTACATAATTTTGTGATTCTTATTGAATCTAAATCGTTTGGAACATAAATATTTCTGTATTAAGATAAATACGACGGGTTGACCATAATCGTTTATAATTGCGTCACCAAATTTAATACGCTCATTACTTTGTTCATCTACAAGCCAATCAGCTTCGTTTTCCTTTCCAGAAGCATCTATATATACTTTAATACCCTTATCTTCGAGGAGACGTTTAAATTCTTCTCTAGCCACACGTGACCGTCGACCAGCATTAGGTATACGAAAGACGCTATTACCATTACCGCGTTGTTTTATTCTTTCTACCATTTCATATCGACCAGCTATAGATAAAATGTCGTTATTACTATTAGCTTCTATAGAGTTAAATTTAATGTTTTCTTCTCCATTAAGCATCCTTTCTGCTCCAAAATAATTCTCACCGGGTTCCAATATGTGTTTATCTACCAACCCGAACAACTCCTTATTAAACATTATTTCTACATCTTGGGGAGTTGCATCAATGTAAAAAAACAGTATGTTAAGTTTCTTAATATTTTCTTGTGTCAAACCAAGCATACCAAATAATTTACCAAGTGTGCGTCCAAGTTCGACAACCAAACGTGCTTCATCTATGAAAAATATAGCATTATCAAGTAATTCGGGTTCATTTTCAATTCGTTTAACGAATGATTCCTTTTTAC